ATCGGTGGCGGGTTCGGTCCACGTCTGCACGCCGAGCGATAACCTGTCGCCCACTTTCAGGCTGAACACCGCGCCTGGCGAGTCCCCTGCGATCTGCAGCGTTCCATTGTTTTCGTACTTAAAAGCAGCCGTTGCGGTGACGGGTGCGGCAGTCGCATTGATTGCACCGGCAAGCGCCGCCGCAGTGTCCTGCGGATCGCCTTCCGGATCAGCAGTGACCGTGACCGGATATGACACTTCATAGCCGTCTGGCGACAAAGTGCCAATGACAAGCGAATAGGTAGTGCCGGCGGGCGCCTCGCGCAAAATGACCTCGGTTGAACTCACCTGCCGGCGGCCGATGAACACCCGGTTGAGCGTGGGAATCTGCGCGAACGCGTCGCGGACGGCGATGTAGATGTCTGGGGAGTACTTCCACAGGTCCGGCAAATCGTCCACACCCGTCACGACCTGCACGCGGCTCGGCGACATCAGGTGGGGACCGAAGATCAGGAGATCGGAGAACGATTTCTCCCGAACCGCCGTGGTGTTGAGGCTGATCTGGACGTTGACGATGCGGTCGATATTGGCCATAAGCGGCTCCAGAAATGAAGAAAGCCGCCCGGGGGCGGCTCGTGGCATGGGTTTCGGACGTACTACGGCACGGACAGGTCAAAGGGCAGCACGCGGACTGCGCCATTGACCAGCTTGCTGTTGATGGTGAGCTTCTCGATGACGCCAACGCTCTGCACCAGCGTCACGGCATAGCGGATACCTAGCTCCAGCACCCCGCGCGGCTCGTAGGTTGACGCATCGCGCAAAACGGGCAGCTGGCTGACCTTGCCGATGTCGAACACGGCGAGGTCGAGCGCTTCGGCCTCGGCCAGCGCGTCGTCCATCCTGAGCCGCTGCGCGAGGGTGTCCAGTGCGTCATAGGCACCCTGGCCGAAGCACTGAAGCTCCACCGATGCGTCGCGGTGGGCCGTGACGGGCTGCTCACCCGCATCGTCCACGGCGCCCCGGTGCAGGGGAAACTGCTGGGCGGCTTGCACGCGCAGCTGGATGTATGGCTTTGGCGGACGAGGACCGTTTTCATTGGCGAACACCACCGGCAGCCCCGCAAAGCGGCTGATCAGCGCAAAGATGGCCTCTTCCGACGTCACGGCTCCCGGCGTCACGGCTCCACCTCCAGCACCGCGCGGTATCGGTAGTGCGGGATGATGCCGGACTGCCAGGGGCTGGACTGCACCACGAGGTAGTCGCCAGGCCGAGGCCCGAAGGGCCAGATGAGGCGGTCCCCATTCCGGTCGCCCGCGCCTGCAACGTTGAGCACGGCATCGGTGTAGATCCGCACCCCCGCCTCCGCGCGCCGTCCCTCCAGCAGTGCCTGCATCTGGTGATAGTCAGTCAGGCTCATGGGCTGTACCGACGCTTGAATGGTCACAAGGGCCTCGTCCGCACCGTCGACCCAGCGGCCATTCACCCACTGGCCCGCCGCGCAGCGACGGATCTGCACCGGTTTGCGGAAGCTGCTCATTTCAGCCTTTGATGGCGGATGGCGCCCAGCATCACGCCATCGTCGATCAACGGCGTGCTGCTGCCCTTACGGGCGACGGTCGATGGCGCGTTCGGGACCGCCCAGCGCGGCGACTGCTGCACGTGGGCCTTTTGCTGCTTCTCGACCCAGAGGCCCAGCGCGTCCATGGCCGTCGTGGGGCGAACACCCTTGGCCACCGCCTCCGCCTGCCGGTCCATGGCGGTGGCCAGCACCTTACGGTTCTTGTCGAAGAAGTCCCGCACGAAGGGACGCGCGGGGATCGTCTCGGTGCCGAGTTCGTTGAAGATGGCGATATCGAGCACGTCAACACCGCTGTCGGGATCCTTGCCGGCATCCGCCTGGATGCCGACCTTGACCCCCTGACCGGCCAGTTTGCCCATCTTGCTTGCGTACTCCAGCAGACCCCGGTCAATAGCCTTGACACGCACAGCCATAGACCGGCCTCGCAACGGTGATGGCGCCATAGCCGCACAGGGCGGCCAGGCGCTCGTATTGCGCATAAAACCCCATCGGATCGTCCACCGCCTCGCCCGCTGTACGGCCGGCCCGGTACGAACGCGCCAGGTCCCCTTCCTTCTCGCTGGCAATGCCGGCCGGTATCACGCCGACGGTGGCGGCCGCCGCGGCCTGCTGCTTGCGCTGGTACAGCAGCCACGCGGCGTACCAGGCGTGCGCCTCGTCCTGCTTGCCCTCCGGCAGGCACCACGGGCGATAGGCAGCGGCCAGCACGAGCGCAGCTTTCTTGTCCTCGTCCGCCGCATCGGCAACCGCCGGCGCCAGGAAGTCCAACAGGCCCACGGTGGCCGCCACGCTCACTGCCCCTTTGCCTGTTCGTACAACGCCTGCTCGTACAGCGCCTGCAGCTCCGGCTTCCGGGCGTTATCCGGATACCCGATCTGGAGATCGTCAAGCGCCTGCTTCAGTTTGACCACCGTCTGCGGGCCCTGATCGCCGGGCTGACCGTCATCCGCTTCGTCGACTTCGTCGGCCTCGGTAGCCGTCAGCACGCCCTGCCTGAGCAGCCGAGCAATGCCCCCGTGCCGCTCATCGACCTCGGCCTTGCCGAGCGGCGGAATCACCAGCGTGCCGCCGATGTTCACCACGAACGCCTCGGTGTTCTTGACCCACATATCACAGACCCTCCGACTTGGTGAGCGCCAGCGGGTAGTACACCGTCACGCCCGCGGTACGGGCGAGACACGGCACCACCAGCTCGAGGTTGCGGGCTTGCGCCGGCAGTTGGTAGAACGGCATGGGGTTCTCCATGCTCAGGTTGTCCTCGCTGCGCTCGTACATCACCGCCAGCGGGCCATGGGTATTCGATGCCGTGGCCAGTTCCGCCACCTCCTCGATCGTCAGCCCGGGATGCTTGCCCTTGAAGAACTCGCCGACCGTCTTGCCGATGCCATCGGGCAGCCGCTTCGAGAACAGCAGCGAGTGCTGCGCGCTGGGCAGTGCAAAGTAGTTCGGCGTGTGGACCCCCTTCGACTGGAGCCGCACCGCGTCATACATGGCATCGCAATCCGCCAGGATCTGGTCGGCGGTCGTGGCCGGAGTGGACCAGTTGCCGTTCGGCAGCACCGTCAGGCCGATGTTCGGATGGTTGGTCAGGCCGTAGAGGCCGTATGGCCGGTCACCGACCATGGCGATCTGGTTCAGCTTGACGTCCACCGCGCGCCGCGCGGCGCTGGCCTTCCTCGTCGGCAGATTCGACCGGTTGGCCAGCGCGGCACGGATTTCCGGGATGCTATAGCCGTAGCTGTCGCCAATGTCCTTCACGCGCACGGTCTTCTCGGCGCCCATCACATCGGCGCGCGGCAGGTCATCGGCGTAGTTCGCGACGATCTTGGCCATGCCCACCTGATCGTAGTAGCGGTAGGTGAACGTCTCCGCCCATTCGGGCACTTCCGTGGTCTGCGGCACCAGCAGCAGCCCTTTCATCGGCGGCAGCTTGCGGTCGTAGGTGCGAGACTTGACGTAGTCCAGCTCGCGCGCGGCGTACAGCGACTCGTCCTCGCGCATCCCGCCCATCTGCGGGGCGAACGTCTGCACGGCGGCCAGGTCGGCTTCGTCGTAGTGGGTGTGTCGGTCCATATTCCCTCATGGAGATTGAAAAACGGCCCGCTCGATGCGGTCCGTCGCTGTCGTGAAGTTCAGCGCGCGCTCAGGCAGTAAGCGGGTTGTGCAGTTCCACGCGGACGACCTGGGTGCCGTTGCGCAGCGTGATCTTTGGGGTGCGGAATACCGCGTTGGCCAGCCGCGTCGCGCCGCCATCGGAGACGGTACCGTCGGCATCGAAGCTGACGGGGTAATTCACCGTCACCGTCCCGCCTGGCGTTGCGCGCGCCCATACCATGCCGCGCCGGATTACCGAGGCGCAGTCCGTCCTGACATACTTGCTGGCGTTATAGGAAACCGTGTGCGTATGCAGCGAAATGCCGCAAAGCCTGATGATGCCGCCACCCGGCCCCAGCAGACCATCAGCCTGCAGGCCGCAAACCAGCCCAAAGGGCAGGTCGGCGCCGACCGGGAACGA